TTTAAAAAAGGGGGAGACAAAGCTCCCACTCTCAAAGAAAATTGAGAGTTGGCTGGTTGCAGAGAGTAAACTCTGACGCCAGGCATGGACCCTCTTCTATGGGGAACTAGTCCATGTACTAACGCCTCATATGAGGTATAGTAATGGTTAGGACCGGTGACCATGGCTACTCTAAACACGTAGTCTGTAATTCCGTCATCTACACATGAAAAATTATTCATTAAAAACAATTCTAATCATAAAAAGATTATTAAAATTGATGTTTAATGTAAATAATCCATATATAGTGAAGAAATACATCGACCTTTTTGATAAAATCCGAAAGGATTCAGGTCTCCAATTTGCTATCAAGTATTTTAAAGCTTCAAAGCTTCATTGTACAAGATACATTTGTGGAAGACCTTTATTTACCAATCAGGCCGGTGTTGCCATAGATAGTACTGGTTGACCTAAAAGATTAGACTTTCTTAAGAAGTTTTTAACTAGTGAGATCGGTTTGAGAGTTATTTTAACTCTTCTAACCTTTACTCGTAGTGTAAAACCGAATAAGAGAGAACAATCTAAGATCACTCCTGACTATTCTACTATTACAAATGTTTATAAAGGGAAGGAATGAACTATTCCCGCCAACTTTATAAAATTTTGGATTAGTAGACATAATCTTAAATTATCCAAACCTATTTACACAGATAAGAACCATTATACAAGTACGAAGGGTAGTCCAAACGGACCAGCCACTGTATCTGCATTATGGGGTGCTTGTTACCTTAATTCAAAGCAATTGCAATGAATTTTGGGTATGGTTAACAGAGACTTTTGAAAATCAATTTTAAGTTTGAGATTCATTAGTTATGTTAACAATATTGTTTCTCCTATAAAGTTGAAACCTAACAAGCACTATACTGGTAAATTATCGATCGTAAAGGACCCAGAGTTAAAGATGAGAATAATTGCGATGGTAGATTACCAAAGTCAATTTGTTCTCAAACCTATTCATGAAGGATTACTTAAACTTTTAAGTAGTATCCCTAATGATAGGACTTATACTCAAGACCCATTTCACGATTGGTCGGATAATGTTAATGGAGAGCACTTTCACAGCTTAGACTTGAGTGCAGCTACTGATAGATTCCCAATTAAGTTACAAAAGAAGTTATTATCATATATATATGATGATGCTTATTTTGCAAATAATTGGGCTAACCTTTTAGCGAATAGAGAATTTTACTCTTCTGAGTTAAATTCAACATTACGCTATAGTGTAGGTCAGCCCATGGGGGCCTATAGTAGTTGAGCGGCCTTTACCATAACACATCATCTAGTTGTCCATTATGCTGCATTTTTATGCGGTATACTAGACTTTAATGATTACATTATTTTAGGTGACGATATCGTTATTCGTAACGATAAAGTCGCTGTTAAATATGTAGCCATTATGACTAGACTGGGTGTTGATATCTCAACGCCAAAAACACATGTATCGAAAGATACGTATGAATTTGCGAAGAGATGAATCAAAAATGGTAAAGAGATCACTGGTATCCCTTTAAGAGGTATATTAAATAATTGAAATAATCCTAAGGTTGTTTACCTTGAGATTTTCGAATATTTTAATAAATATGCCCTTTGTCGGTTTACCGCTCTGGAATTTGCCTGTTTGTTATATAATAACCTTCCATATAAGAAGAATAGAAACTATTCTTATTATAAAATGAAGAAATTATTATATGACTTTAATCAAGCTATTCGTTATACTTTTGGTTTAAGTACATTGGATGAACTTCGTTCATACTTTGCACATAAATTCAAAAATAGTGAAATAGTAGTGCCAGGTGATAAGTGAATTCTTTTATATATAAAAGAACTTATCGCCATGACCTTGGTTAAAGAGATTGCTCTTGCCCGATTGGATATGGCCTATAATTGACGTTCCTTTTCCGCATACTTCTACAAATTAATGTGAGGTATAAACGAGAAAGAATTCTCAATTGATAGGGCTAATCTCCAAGCCATCCCATTGTACTCTTCGTACAGTAATCATATCTTAAGGATGAAAAAAGTTTTTAAACTTTTTGAATCTGAAAAGGTTGATTTAATGACGATTTGTATTAATGTACAGATGGATAATTTTGATATGATTTCCTATATGCATAGATCTAAATCTAAGTATATTGAAATTATCTCAAAATTATGGACTAAAGCATTTAACATTATGGGTCATAAACGACCTGATCAATTTATCAAGTGGCATAAAGAGCTAGCTACTTTGAAGAAGGTGGAATACCTTGTTTCAAGTACTAACCCAATTAAGCCTCTTATCTAAATAGATGAGGATAATTTAGGATATAATGTTATGGTCTTCTAAAAGAAGGATTTATACTATAATCATCGATTTTGATAATCATAGTATTCAAGGGGGGCTTATCGCCCCTCACTTGACCCTAGACCCTTAGAAGGTCCCCTCTCCTACACTTGTTAAC